TTTTTAACTAGAAAGGGCGAAAGAGTTATGCGACCTAATTTTGGTAGCACAATTTACGATATGCTTATGGAACCGTTTGATAACCTCACAAGACAAGATATTGAGGATGAGTGCCGAAACATAGTTGAAAATGATCCAAGAGTGGATTTATTAGACATGATAATTGAGAATACAGATCATTTGCTTAAAGTAGAACTATATTTACAGTATAAAGTAGATCAAAGCCAAGATGTATTAGAAATGAGATTAGAACGAGAGTTTGAAGGAGGAGGCAGTTAATGGCAATTAGTACAAGAAATCAAAATCTATTCGCCGCAGAGGATTGGGAAGTAGCCTATCAGGCATTTACCAAAGTAAGTTTTAAGGCATACGATTTCAGTACTATGCGTACAGCAATGCTGAATTACATAAAGGAAAACTATCCAGAGTCATTTAATGACTATATTGAGAGTTCAGAATTTGTAGCAATAGTAGAATTATTAGCATATCTATCACAGAGTTTGGCTTTTAGAGCAGATCTTAATACCAGAGAAAACTTTTTAGCAACTGCTGAAAGCAAAGACAGTATTTTAAGATTAGCAGACATGCTGGGTTACGCACCTAAAAGAAATATACCAGCAAGTGGACTAGTTAAGGTTGACAGTATTTCAACAGACGAAGCAATACTAGATGCTACAGGCGAAAGTTTACAAGATACAATTATTGAATGGAATGATCCAACAAATGCAAATAGTTTTGATCAATTTATTACAATTTTAAATAGTGCATTTTCTAGTAGCAATCCATTTACAAAGCCTATCCAAGAAGAAACAGTTGGAGGTATTGCAACACAAATTTACGGATTTAATAATCAAATAGGAACAACACCAGTTTTTCCAATAAGTGCAAACATAAATGGTACATCTGTACCTTTTGAATTAGTCAGCACATCAGTTGCTAACGGAGTATTCAAAGAAGCAAATCCTGACATTTACAGTCAACTTAATATTTCATATAGAAATGACAAACGAGGACTTGATAGCGAGTACACAGGTTTCTTTATGATGTTCAAACAAGGAACATTAAGTTTTAACGATTATATTTTTGAAAGAGCACTACCAAATAGAACACTAGATTTGGCAATACCAAACATAAATGAAACAGATGTTTTTGTACAGCAACTAGATGAAAATGCAGTTAGACAAACTACATGGGACAAAGTTTCAAATCTTTCAGGACAAACTTTATTATATAATAACCTAGGCTTAGACAAACGAAATGTTTATAGTGTAGACAATTTATTTGATGACGGCATTAGAGTAAGATTTTCAGATGGTAACTTTGCAAACATACCCTCAGGTATTTTTAGAGTTTATTACAGAACAAGTTTAGGTGAAAACTTTACAGTAAGACCACAGAACTTACAAAACGTGCAATTAATTTTACCTTACTTTAATAAGCAAGGACAGAAATTTAATCTTACATTAAACATGTCTTTAAAAACAACAGTTGCTAACGGCTCAGCCGCAGAAACACTTGCAAGTATTAAACAACGAGCACCGCAAACATACTTTACACAAAACAGAATGGTCAGTGCTCAGGACTATAATGTATTTCCATTAAGTCAAAGTGTAAACATTTTAAAATTAAAATCAACAAATAGAACACATGCCGGTCATAGTAGATATATTGATATTGAAGACCCAACAGGCAGATTCAGTAGTGTTACTTCATTTGCAGATGACGGCGCATTATATAAAGATATAGAAAACAAAGCGACGTATCTCACATTTGGTACAAGTAAGACCATATCACAGATACTAAAAGAAGATGTAGCAAACATTACTAAAGATACAAACTTGCAAAACTTTGTGTATGATGATTACAGAAAGTTACACCAAGAATTAGATGCATTGGCATTTGACTTGACTGCAAACAACAAAGATATTACATGGGTAACCCAGCCTAGTAAAAATAAAAACAACACTGGTTATTTTACAAGAATTGAAAACGGTGCTAGAACTACACTTAATAATAGCACTAACGATAATAGAATTATACAGCCTGGATCATATATCACATTTAGAGATCCAGCAGACCCTACTATTACAGAACTTGCAACAATTACAAGTATTGCAAACAACGGTGTGCCAACTAATTTATTAAGTGTTACAGAAGGAGTTGTAAAACTCAACAAAGAAATTAAAAATGCTTACAGAGCCGTAGAAATTATACCTACGTTAAACTCAGCATTATTAGAAACAGACATAGGTACTGCATTTAAAACCAGAATCGAAGCAAAAGAGGATTTTGGAATAGGCTATAACTTTAGGCCTGGTACAGCAAACGGTACACATTGGTATATTATAGATAATACAAGTTTACAAGCATCAGCAGATTTTTCACCTGTAATTAATAATGGTGCAAGTTGGCTTTTAAAATTTGAATATAATAGTACAACAAGTTCTACCAGTATTTCTAATTATACAGTTACATCACGTGGCACTAGATTAATATTTGAAAGTTTAAAGGATATAAAATTTTATTTCTCTGGAGATGAAAAAACATACGACTCACAAACGGGTAGAGTACTAAAAGATAAGATTGCTCTAACTACAGCAAACTTCAAGCCACAACTAATAGAAACATATAATTGGGTTGACACAGACCTTAATGATATCGGCGATAGTTGGCAATTATTATCTACCAATGCAACTTATACACCTAACGTTGGTAACAGTCCAGAAATTATTTTAAGAAGCAGAGACGTTAAAGCAAAAGATTTAGAAGTTAGATTCATTAGCAATTATGGACTATTAGTTAATGGCGAAGCAGGTGTCAAGCCTTCAGCAGATTATGGGCAAGGAGACTTTGTTGCTCCAGTATCTACAACAATAGCAGTAGACCCAGTATCAGCAACAACTGGTAAAGCAGTTGTAAGACTTAATAGTGCAAAACTTTCTGCACTACCTAGTGGCATTACTATACCACTAAGCAAATTTGCTTCAACATTAACAGGCGGAGCGAATGGTAATATTGCGTATGTAAATTACGACGCAGGTTCAAGCAGTTACAAATCTTATACAGGTAACGCCACAACAACAACATTTGAAGTGGGCGACACCGCAACAGAAGGCCACATAGATTTATTATCATCAACATCTTTAAAGATATCAGATTTTGATAGTTTAACTAGCAGATGGAATGGATTCAAACATGCAGACCAACTACAGATAGTTTATAAAAATGTCTCTGAATCACTAGACAAACCATTAGAGTTTGAGATTGTAGATTCATATAGATACAGCGATGGCTATGCCGACCCGGCAAAGGTTATTGTTAAACCAATTGATTCAGATTACGATGGCTTTCCGGATAATCCAAATTTGTTTGATAGTTTTGTTGGCACCACAGATTTTGTATTTTTTGAGCAATACACAGACTTAGACGGGTATACTTATGAAAGACCCGCTAAGTTTAAAATATTAAACTTTGCTACAGAAACAGATATTATAGTTGACTTTGTTTTAGACACAGTTGCACCTGGAAGTGATCCAGATAACAAAACAGCATTCACAGACTTTGACATGATAATTGTTAAAGATCTACCAGTTGCAGAAACGTATTTAAAAAATAACTTAGGTAAACTAAATCACAAATTAGTATTTCCTAGATCATTGCTACCTAAAGTTTACGAACTTATTAATGATATCACAACACCTAAAATGATTGTGCTAACAGCAAACAATACATATAATGTAAAAGTAGGTAGAAGTTTTGAACAAAATACATTACAAGCAAATCCAAGAAAGTGTTCGTTTGAATGGAAACATATTGCACCTAGTGATGTTAGGATAGATCCTAGTATTAGTAATGTAGTAGAAATGTTCATGCTGACAAAATCATATTATCAAAATATGATTAGTTATAAAAATGGTGGAACATTGACTTTACCAAAACCACCAACATCAGAGCAACTTGCACAAGAATTTGTAGGTCTAGATGAATTTAAGAGCGTCAGTGATCAATTAGTTTACAGCAGTGGTAAATTCAAATTGCTATTTGGCGATGACGCAGAAGAAGAATTACAAGCAAAAATTAAAGTTGTAAAACTACCTGGAAGCAGTACTAGTGATGCAGAGGTCAGAAGTGCTGTACTAGAATTAGTTGATGCATACTTTAATGTAAATAACTGGGACTTTGGAGAAACATTTTATTTCTCAGAACTAAGTGCATACATTCACCAAGAGTTAGGAAGAGCAGTAGCATCAGTTGTTATTGTACCTAGCAAATCAGAATCAATATTTGGTGACTTGTATCAAGTAAGAGCATCATCGGATGAATTATTCTTTTCAACAGCAACAGTAGATAACATAGAAGTTGTTAAGAGTTTATCAGCAACAAACTTAAGACAAACTAAAGGTAACGCAATCACAAAATCAAATACAACAAGCGGTAGTAGTAGTAGTAGTAGTAGCAGTAGCAGTGGTTCAGGTGGAAGTGGTTCAGGTGGAAGTGGATACTAATGACTAACAAATTTTTTGATTTACTACCAGTACAACATCAAACGAGTGTTAATAGGAATTTCTTTGAAAGCACAGTTGAGCAGTTGTTTTCAAAATCAAACATAGAAAATATACAAGGCTTTATAGGAACTCCTCAAGATATTTCTAGTAATACAGTTTTTATAGAACAACCGGCACCTAATAGAGAATATTACAGTTTTGATCCGGTTGTGACAACCGTTGATGCTGTTACAGGTAAACCAAATAATTACACGTTTTATGAAGACTTCTTATACGATTTAAGGAGCAAAGGCGGACTGACTGATAATCATGATAGATTATTTAAAACAAATCAGTACTCATATGCACCACCAATTAATCTTGACAAACTAATTAACTATCAAGACTACTACTGGTATCCAACAGGACCAGAAGTAACAGAAGTAAAAGGTAATGCAAGTGTTACAATTAATATTGATAATATTATAGGATTAGAAAATTTTACTTCGCCTACAGGAACAACACTACGAAATGACATGGTAGTTAAATTTACCGGCGCTCATATAACAGGTACAAGTTTTACAGTAGATACAGCATACGTTGTTACTGGTGTAGGCACAGCAATTCAATTAATTTTACCAGCAGACTCGACATCTGCTTATGCTGAATATAATGATTTCACATTTGAGCAATCAAATGCATCCACATATACAAATCAAATACTAAATCAATATTACTCAGAATCAAACTTACCAGAAGATTTTGTTGTCGCAACAGGCGGAGACTTCAAAGAGTCATGGAGAAACATAGCAGATTCTACAGCACCATGGGCCAATTCTGACATGTGGTTAGGAAACTTAAAATTAAAAGTTGGCGATGCTGTAACAAACAATGTTAGATACCTTGGCAACAATGCTCAAAGAACAGGTAATGTTGTTTATGCAGATGTGGCTAGTGTCACATATTACTTGCCCGATGGAGTTGTTTGGAGTACAAACTTTGCCATTGATGACTTTCATACTACATATATTAATCCACAAATAGGATTTAATATTGACACTGAAAATGGGTGGGGAACAACACCATGGGGGTCAGAAACTACTCAAGATAATCCAGACTATATGGTTGTTGAAAAAGGTGCTAAAAATAAAAACCCATGGAGTAGATTAAATTATTGGTGGCATGTTAATGAATTACGTGAACCATTAAAAGACAACACTACAGGATTTGCACTACCTACTTCGGCAGTCAGAGCAACAAGACCCATCTTAGAATTTGATAGAGATATTGAACTATACAATTGGGGAAATTCTTTTACATCAAAAGTTGATATAATTGCTGATAAAAAGAAAACAGACCTTGAAGGATTAGCAATTGGCTTTCCTATTAATAGTGCATCAGGTACAGCAGGGTCTACAATAATTTTTCCACAAGATGATCAGAATATTGCACAGAACGTTTATAAAATTAATGATAATAGTGGAACAATTAGTTTTACTATTGATAGTGCCTTAACAGCAAATGTTATTACAGGTGGTCATGTTTATAGTGTCACAGGAACATCAATAGGCTTAGATTACTATTGGACAGGAACAAAATGGCAACAGGCACAGCAAAAAATTGCAGTTAATCAAGAACCTAAATTTAATCTTTATGATTCAGAAGGTGTCAAAGTTGATGACCCTGCTAAGTATCCGTTTAGTAATTTTAAAGGTTGTCCAGTCTTTACATATAACACTGATAAAACAAGCAGTAAAACTACAACATTTGACAGTATGTTAGATGCTAATATTGTTTACCAAACAAGTAAGTTCAGCAGTGAACCAACATTTTATAACCATTTAGGTACTCACCAAGTTACATACAAAGCAAACCTATTAGCAAATACATCTACAATATCAGGATACCTATTCTTTAAAGATTTACAGCAAGATTATAAAGGCAATGATAATACTAGATATAGAAATAACTGGCATCCAGTTAATACACCAACACGATATAGAGATTTTAATACTTCACAAACATATTTTGCAAACGAAATAATTAAGCACGATAATCAATACTTTGTAGCAAGTGCAAATATTACAGCAGGCGCATTTGATATTTCAAATTATCATCATTACGAAGACAAACATAGTGTAACATCTAAGCAATATGTAGAAGATGTTATAATTATTGACAAATTAAATGACGATGACAGATTTTTTACAACTAGTGCTACACCGTATCAAGAGGATATTATTGTTAAACTTAATGATACACCACTAACAATAAACAAAGACTTTGGCATTAGAAGTAGTAGCACAGGAATTACACTTAATCCTGTACTACAAGCAGTTACACTAAGAAGTGTTGGCGGCGCATATGAAACAGGCGATGTATTAACTTTAAGTATTGCCGGCAGTAACTCTAATGTACAAATTACAGTTAGTGATGCCGAAACATACGATGGAAATATTAGTAATGGTGGCGGACAAATTAAAAGTGTGTCCGTTGCTAACTATGGTTTATACAACGAATTAGTTGGACATCCAGGTAATATTAGTTCAACAGTTGTAACGCCAGCAGGCAATGGCCATGGCACAGGTGCAACATTTGATTTTACATTTACAGAAAGTGTCAAACCAAAAGATACTGATATACTTAATATTAGAACTTTTACAAAAGGTTCTAGAAAAACTAGTATTGACGCATATGGTTTCTTTGAAATACCAAGTGCATTAAAATATAATCCTCTGAACAGTGAAGTAGTTGAAACAAGATTAAGTGATTTAATTGGACACGGTAATAAAATATTGCAAGGTCAAGAAGGTTTTACTGGGTCAGTTACAGGTAATAATAACTACAAAGATACAAAAAAATTATTAAACACAAATGATATAAACATTGGTCAAGTTGATTCTGATCTTATACATACTTTGTATCTTAGTAAAAATGAAAACAGAAATATTTTAAACGCATTAAGATTTAGCAATGACGAATACAACAAATTTAAAAGAAAGTTTTTAACAAACTTAGAAATATATTTACAGAATAATGATTATCTAAGCCAAACAAATTTAGATATTTTAGACACAGTACTTCAAGTATTGAAGACTACTAAAATATCAAAAGACAGTTATGATTTAACATACATGTTACCATTGGGTAACGATTACTCGTCAGAAGAAATTACAATTAGTAACGTAAGTTTACAAGAATATACATTTAGTAATACAGCAAATGTGGCATTAGATCAAAACTTGCACATATTACAGTATAATAATACCATACTTTGTGCTGATAAAGATTACACAATAGACACTTCGTTGCCTTTTGATGTAACTCTTGCAAATAATATTACACTTGCAGTTGGTGACAAATTAACACTAAGAGTATACGAAGATAGTGAATCAGCAGGAGTGCCAGCAAGTTTACCAAAATTAGGAATGTACAGAGCATTTCAGCCACAGTTTATTACAGATACATCATATCAAACAAATAAAGATGTAATATTATGTCATGACGGTAGTCACATAATAAAACAAAATGACAAGATTGATGATATCATATTAGCATTTGAACAAATTATTTACAGCAACATTGACGAAAGTTATAGGACCTGTGAGTATATTGACTTGAACGAGTACAATATAAAACCAAGTTATTTTGCTGAAACAGACTTTACATTAATTGAGTACAATCAATTATTACAAAACAACTTTAATAAGTGGACAAAAAGCAGTAATGTAGATTTTAGAACTAATACGGTATATGATTCAGCAAATGAATTTACATGGAACTATGCAAACGGTCCAAGCGACCCAGGATATTGGAGAGGTGTATTTGATTATTATTATGATACACAAACACCAAACACAACTCCATGGGAAATGTTTGGCTTTAATAAAAAGCCTAGTTGGTGGGATACTACATATACATCAGCAATTACAAGTTCATATACAGCATTTTGGAATAATGTGCGTGACGGATATATTCCATCAGGTAGCAGAAAAGGTTACTGGAAACGTTGGGCAAGACCAACAATTAGTAGTTTAATACCAGTTGATTCTTCAGGCAATTTAAGATCGCCTCAAGACTTTATACATACAAGTATAACAAATACAACACCTGGCGTTGATGCACTTTGGTCATTTGGTGATATTTCACCTACAGAATATGCATGGAGAAAAAGTAGTTACTATCCATTTGCTGTCCTAGAAGCATTATATCTATCAAGACCAGGAGAATTTACAAAACTGTTTTATGATAAAAGAAGTTTAAAAAATCTTACAGTACAGCCAGAGCAACTTGTAGATAAAACAACAGGCAAAAGAAAACTTAGACAAACGTTTGATCCGCATGGTTACATAACATCAGACAATGCAATTACATTACGTCCTGGGTACACAACTTTACTTGATCAGTATTTAAAATTTTATTCATTATCAACTAGAACAGAAATTGGTGATCCTATTAAAACGTTAGATACACGACTAGGACATAAATTTGGCGGATTTGTAAATAGTAAAACATTAAAAGTATTCAGTGAAAGTATTAGTGTTGATGGATTTAGTGCAAGTCAAGTATTGCCAATAGAAGATGTAACAGTAAATTTACATGCAAGTCCTTTTAACAGTAGAAATTTTTATACTGGTGTTAAAATTACAAAAGCAACTAATGGTTATTCTGTATCAGGATATGATACAAGTTCACAGCATTTTGAAATTATACCAAGCAACACTTCGGGTCCTAAAGAAGGTGTACAAGAAGGTGGTAGTCCAGCAGACTTTAGCATATTTGAAACCACAACAAATTATCTTAAAAATGAAATTATCAAGTTTGGTAGTACATACTACATGGCAAAAGATAATATTTCAAGTGGTGCATTTACAACAACAGACTGGACCACACTAACAGCATTACCAACAATAGGCGGAGCATCAGGAACAGTTTATCAATCAGGTACAGGAGTTACTGAAAAAGTATATTACGATACAATATTTAATTCAGTTCAAGATGCTTTTGATTTCTTAATTAGTTTAGGCAGAAAGCAAAAAGCAATAGGTTTTGATTTTGGTGAATTTGATAATTCCATTAATAGTATTAACGATTGGATTTTAGCAGGCAAAAGATTCTTGTTTTGGTCAACTGAATCACATTCAGTAGGGGAAAGTATTAAACTTAGTCCACTATCTGAAAATGTTAAATTTATTAGTTCAACAGGAAAAATTTCTAAAATACAAAGACAAGTAAATGATCAGTATTCAATTTTAGATGAAAATGGAAAGGCTATATTACCTGACAGATGTTCAGTAGTTAGAGTAGATAATGAAATCACAGTATCGCCTATTGAAAATAGAATTTATGGTTTGCTATTGCATACAGAATTAGTAGAACATGCTTTTGTTATTAATAACAAAACAGTATTTAACGACATTATCAGCGATAATGTTTTAGGTGTTAGACAAGAAAGATTGGAAGTTAAAACACAAAGAAGTAAAAATTGGGATGGAAGATATCAAGCAGAAGGCTTAGTTATTGTAGGCGATGCTGTATTACCTAACTTTGAAACTTTAATAGACAGCATAAGACTTTACCATGATAAAGACGCACAATTACTTGATCCAATAAAATCAGAACTAGCAAAAGGATTAATAGGATATCAAACCACAGACGACTTTACAGATATTAAAGTAGATGACAAAGTAGGATTCGAATACCATAAAGGATTAATTAACAGCAAAGGTACAGCAAACTCTCTAACAAGTTTAATTAGATCAAATGTTGTCAACACAAATAAAAATATAGAACTATATGAAGAGTGGGCAATTAAACGTGGCGAATTTGGTGATGTGTATAATCATCAAAGTATGGATATTAAATTAGAAGAAAGCAAATTTACAAGAGACAACCAACAAGTAGAAATTATATATCCTGAAAATGTTACAGGTGCTGTGTCAAATGTTTTTGTATTCGAAAGAAACACTACATATTATAATGTGCCTACTATTGAAATAGATCCACCAGCAAGTGGAAATGCCGCACAGGCTACAGCAAAATTATTTGCAAATGCACAATTAGAAAGTGTTACAATTACATATGGCGGTGACGGATATGCAAGTAAGCCAAATGTTGCAGTGATTACAGGTAATATTGTAATATCAGAATTCAGTGATGTACTAGCATATGGTTTAGCAGGAAGTTCAGCAGGTGTTGATCAACCACTTACAGGTGCAAATGCATTAACAAATGTAAGTATCACTGACCATACTACATCTACTACAAGAGACATATATTTAGGTAATGAAAGAAACATTGATAATGTTGTTTTTGCAATTAACAAAGATTTAGTAAGTGCCAATGTTGCAAATGTCACAGCATTTAGCGATATTGATACTCCAGCAGAGATACATTCTGCTACACAAATAACAAAAGGTACTACAGCAAGAGTCACTACATCTACAGCAATTGAAATAAATTCTAACGTGAATTCATTAGAAGCAAACGTATTATCTGTTACATACACAAATCCATTAACTGTGACACTAACAGGTACAGCACAAGAAAAGTATTTTGGACCAGGCGATAGTATAACATTAATTAACAAAAGCCAATCAGGCTATCCTATATCAGAAGCAAATTTATTAAACAAAACTTATTTCACAAAACCAACAGCAGTAGCAAATAAATATGAACTATATACAAATAAGGCACTAACAGCCAATGTTGATGCAAGTGCTGGTTGGACTGCACCAGGAAGTAATTTACAAAGCCTAGGCGCATATCATAGTGCAAATGCAGATTTGGCTAATGTACAATTCAATTTAACAAGTATAGGTGCTACACATAACTCATCCTTATTTGCACAATGGTCAGCATTAAACGGCACATACTTTGTGCATAAACAGTCAAATACAACGTTTGACTTATACACTGACCCAGCAATGCAGTTACCGTTGAATACAAGCAGTCTAACGTCGCAGTATCAAACATCTAGTAGCAGTTATGCAAATATACAAGCAAACATTACACTATTAGGTACAGGTGGCGACAACAGGTTATTCATTAGAGGATACGACTTTACACTAGCAGAAAGCACATTACCAGGCGGTAATCCAAGTGCATCGTTGGCCACTTTAAAAATGACAGCAGGTAGATATCAGCCTATACAACGATTCCCTATACGTTCTGCAAACAATACTACAACAAATGATATTATAGTGAATGTAGATAACGTAGCAGTAGCAAATACATATTGGGCATATGATAGAGGTAACAGAACTAGTATAACAGCAAATGCATCAATTGTCAACGATTATTCAATTAATCCAAACAATGCATTCAGTGTTGTTTTAAGTGGTAACAGTAAATTTGAAGACCAAAACATAGTAAACATCGATGGCGAATACCCATATACAGAAATTTATGTAGATAACACCAGAGTGTATAATACACCTGAATATACTGCATTTACATTAGCAAATGATTCTTCGACTACAACAGTCAGTTTTAGCAATACATCATTGTTTGCAGATAACTTTGCTATAGGTTCAAACATTACAGTTATAGAAAGTGGCTCAGTGCAATTTAACGATACATTTACTGCAGATGTGCCAGGTAAAGTTTTAAACATAAAGAGTGTTGCAAACGATACACTCATTGCTAACACCATTAGCAAACGTACATATAACAAAACAGCAGATGTTTTAACAGATAACAAGATTACTATTGACATAGATGATACCGAAACTATGTTAAAACGTCCTTCCAACTCATTACAAGATGGACTATGGCACAGAGATTACAACGAAGAATATATTATACCTAATGCTGGATATGTAAACAAAGACAAAGTACAATGGGAGTCAATTGACCTACCTTACTTTGCAAATATGATTGGTAGCGGTAAACGTAATATAC